TTCGCCCGCTTACCGACGTACTTCGGTGAGGAACCGGTAACGGAGTTAGCGGAATACGCCCATAAGTTGAAACATTATCTCGTTTCGAAAGGAGGAAGAGGAAGGAGGGATATACTGAGAGTCCTACGCGTTAGTTCAGGTCAGACAAGAGAGAACGTAAACAAATCAATTCTGAAACAATTATTTGACCATGGTAAGGAACATGAAGATGAAGAAGAGTAATGAATGGTTATGGTTAGGGACTAAAATTATAAACGCCCATAAGACTAACGGCTTTGAAAGTGCGATTATTTTCGGGAAACAAGGTACGGGAAAGACTACTTACGCCCTTAAGGTGGCAAAAGAAGTTTACCAGAGATTAGGACATGAACCGGACAAGGCATGGGAACTGGCCCTTGACTCTTTATTCTTTGAGCTTAAAGATGCATTGAGGATAATGAAAATATTCAGGCAAAATGATAGGACAATACCAATAATAATTTTCGACGATGCTGGGATATGGCTTCAAAAATATTTATGGTATAAGGAAGAGATGATAAAGTTTTACCGTATATATAACATTATTAGGAATATAGTAAGCGGGGTGATCTTCACTACCCCTTCCCCTAACGATATAGCGTTTTATGTGAGGGAAAAGGGGTGGAAGCTGATAATGATAACGAGAAACGGAAGACAACCTGACGGTACGCCAAAGGCAGTAGCTAAAATAGCGGTGAATAAGATAACGATTATAAAAGGAAAAATAACAAATAAGATGAAATGGAGGACAGTAGACGATTATACGGTCAAGCTTCCGGATTGGGTATATAAAGAATATGTGGAAAGAAGAAAGGTTTATGAGGAAAAATTGTTGGAGGAGTTGGATGAGGTTTTAGATAGTGATAACAAAACGGAAAACCCGTCAAACCCATCACTACTAACGAAAATTGACGACGTAACAAGATAGTGATACGGGTAATGTCAGACCCCTTTTAGCCATTCCGCATACTTTTTATATTGCTCTTTCGCTATGCCGAAGAGCGATACGTAATGTTGCGTTAAAACGCGTGTCGGTTTACGCCCTTGAATAAAATCGATAATATCTAACGGTACGCTTAGCTCAGCCATCTTAGACGCTACGAATTTGCGGAAGTACTTTATCGCTATAGCGTCCTTATGACGTCGTTCAAAGTCCGCTATTGCCCACTTCGTCACCTCTACTCTCTTCAGAGGCGTTATGTGGAATACATAGAAGACGCCCTTATATCCCCTAGTCCAACTAAGCGGATAATAACAGACGTCGTTACCGCAAATGTCCCTTTCGGGTTCCTTCAGCACTTTCAGTATTTCGCTCAGCCTAACGCCCGACTCGAGAGCGATACGGTAGATGAAGTAGACGTTTTCGCTATAGTCTTTTGCTAATTGTAACGTCCTTTTTATCTCTTCCAACGTTGGAATGTAGATATCAGCGTTCGCCTTCTTCACCTTTACCGCTTTCAATATTTTATCCGCAAATTCATCATGTATGATATTGCGTGACGCTAAGAAACGTGCAAAGAGTCGGTAAGCCTTCTGTGCGTCTCTCGTCTCTTTATACGGCTTTGATATAGCATTGATGTAGTCCTTTGCAGTTTTTTCGCTTATCCCCCTTTCGTTCATGAGATAGTCGTAGAACGCCTTTATGTTGCCGTCCGTCGCGTATTGGCGCAAATTGGCAACCAACGCTATTTTACGTCGTTCAGTTCCCTCTTTTCCGCCTCCGGAGCCGGAGGTCCCGGGTTCAAATCCCGGCGGGTCCGCTTGTAGGGGAGTATCCCCTACGACCCCTAATTTCATTTTTAGATATGATTCAACGACGTCAGCTAAAGGACCCACGTAACGCTCTTTTACCTCACCGTTTTCATACTCTAGCTTGTAAACATAATACCGCCCTTTCCTCTCGCGTAAAATATAATCCCCGTATTTATAACGCGTCTTATCTTTCGTCATTTCGCCTCACAGTATTATGGTTGCCAAAACGGGCTTATAAGCATTGGCAACCCGTTAATTTTTGCCGTTAAAACACGTTGAATTGAAAGAAGACGGCAAAGAATCCACACAGGTAATACTAAAAAAGTAGTATTACTTACATTAGAAGGACTCATTTGTCCACCTTGTATTCTAGCCATGCTATCTCTGCCTTCAGCTCATCTAGCTTCCCCTTTATGTCTGTCAGGTCAAGGGGAACTCCTCTCATTAACCTGAGTTCGTTTTCGATTTTTTCAAGCTCCTTTTCCAACTCCTCTAGTTTCTCTAATTCCTTTAGTCGTTCTTCCAATTTCTTTTCCAATTTCCCCTTTGCGTCATTTATAATTATGCTTACTACCCAAACAATTCCTAAATCAGAAATAATTATTAACTCCTCTGAGTTGAATATCATTTTCCGCCCCTCGCTAAATACTCCTTAAAGCTCTGATAGAACCCCTTCAGACTAACCCGTAAGTCTGTTAGGTTCTTCCAGTATTGTAATGGGATTAAGTAATAGTAGCTTACTGCATCTCTCTCAAATTTGTCCTTCTTAATCTTTCCTTGCTTTTCTAAGTTGAGTATTTGCAGTGCTGAGATACATTTTAACTTGTCCTCAGCATCTGAATAGTGTATAAACCAAACCCTCCCCATAACCTCATTCTGCTTTGCAACTTCTACTTTAGTGCTTAATATTGCGTAAACGCTTTCGCCGTATCTTTCTTTGCTCTGTTCTTCAGTCCATGAACTTCCCGTAATATCTATCCAAATTAAAGGATAATATTCTGTCTTAGCCTTAACGTATAAAGTCAAATCGTATTTATCTTGCAGACCGCTATAGTATTGCTCATTTATTACATTAGTTAAAGTCCCCACGCCAGTTGGGCGGATATAAACATCAAAGTCTAACAAACCCTTAGCCCGCCACTTTGATAAAGAGATTAAGAGCTTTCCAAAAACTAGGTATTCTCGCCCTAAATAAGTTGAAGGGAGGATATAATCCTCAGCTTGATTACCCCAATACTTTAGCTTAAAATTAGTTTCAGCCATCTCACTCACCATATTGAAACGTGGGCTAGTATGTGAATCAGTACTGATGCTATTGCAAATAACACACTTGCAGTAGCAATTCCTATTACAATCCATTTACCATAATCCACCTTAGTTTGTTGGTCAATATACTCGTTGATGATCTTTAGTATTTCTGGCTTTAGTTCTGATAATGAAAGGAAGACAGAGGCATAAAGTACTAAGGAGGATGTGAACAGATTATCCGCCTTTTCTGAAAGTTTATAAAGCTCATATCTTGCTCTCTCATAATCTTCATAATTAATAATTTCATCAAACTTTTCTACTTGCTCTTCATATTCTTTCTTCAGAGAGTAAGGAGTTGTCTTTTCAATTACTCCTAATTTTATTAACTTCTTAACAGCTTCCTTAAATCCTTGTTTATTGCTAGCATACGCTAAAGGGTCTTTTCCTTCTTGAGAAGCTCTATAGATAACTATAGCACCATAAACAATATTTACAATATCGTATGGTAAGGAATACGCACCGATTTGGGCAATATCTTCAACTCTTCTTTGATCCATCTAGTTCACCTCTTTTTGATTTGTTTGTAGGTTTCTATCGCAGTTTTCAGCGATATCGCAAATAGCTTCCCCTTTTCCGTTAGGTATAGCCTCTTTTCGCCTCTTTCTTGACGCTCTTTCACGAAGCCCTCTTGTATTAGGAACTTTTTTGCATCATAAAAGGTGGCAGTGGACATGGGAAATTCTGCGTTTACTTTCTTGTATAGGTCATATGTTGCTATTCCTTCATTATCATATAGATAAGCCAATACTATGGCTTCGGGGTAGAAGAATGGTGTACTTTTCATATCCTCCTCACTCCTCAGCCTCTAATAGCTTAACTGCCTCCTCTATCAACTGTCCCATTGTCTTTCCAGTCTTTGCCTTAAGCCTCTGCAGAGTCTCATATGTTTCCTCACTTATTGAAATGTTAAGCCTTTTGACTATCCTATCTTTCCTCTTCTCTATCATTTAGGTCACCTTGTTTATTGTTATTTGAAATACGTATCCGTCTTCGTCACATCGAAGTATAATTTTGTATCCATTATTAGCATATTCTACGTCAAAGTTCCCACAACAATAATTCGGGTCTTCGGACTCGTTATAGACTTTGCTCCAACCATCTTTTTGTAGTGCCTCTTCTAAGTAGTCTACTCTGATGAAGCCTTCATCATATTCGTTCAGTACCCTAAAGCTTATACTATCAATGCCTAATACGTCTAATAGCTTCAACAGATCGAATATAGGAACTTGCACCATCATTTCAGCTCACCTTAATGAGCTGATATAATTCCGCTTCTATCTTTTGAACTTGGAAGTATGCCTTGCCTAGCTTTTGCTTATCCATATTGCCCGTTATTCTATCAATCTTAATCTCGTGGATTAATGATAATAGCTCTCTGACATCCTCATCAAGCATTTCAAATAATTCTTTCTCTAAGACTTCTTTACTCATTGTTTTTCACCTTAGCAAACTCATCTAACGTTGTTTGTCTCAGTTCTCTTTTCTTTATCAAATAAAATTCCGAATGTCCCTTCTTATTGTTATTACTGTACTTCATGTCAGTTCACTGCTTTGCCTTTATAAATCCTTGATCCGTTTGCTCAAAATTTGCGGGCTGGGCATCAAATATCTTAGCTATATTGTCTTGTGTTTGCTCTTGTTTTTGTTCTTCTTTCTGCTCTTGCTTAATCCATTTGAACGTTGTCTTTCTGTTTTTGTATTGTACTTCACACTCGTCTGGATGTCTTTCGCAAATAGCTTTCAATGCTCTCTGTATGTTATACGCACTCGGGACTGAAATCTCAAATTGAGCTAGTATATCCTCTAACGTTAATTCACCTTTCTTTTCAAGAATTTTATACATTATTTCCGCCATCTTGTATGAATTTAGAGTTTGTGCCATATTCCCATCCCACTCTATCTATACTCTATGTATAAATTAGTATTTAAGTCTTACTCTATCTATACTCTATCTATCTCTCTATATACACAGTGTTTGGGTAACTGGCAAAATTCTGTCTGACTGCTGTCTGACAAGAGTTTACTCTATCTCTCTATATCTATATACACAAACAGAGTTAGTCGACTCTGTGTATCTTATGTATCTTATACAAAAAATATGGGATGTGCAAAATCTGAGCTACTAATACTGCTTGAATATATAGATAGAGAGTGTAAGGACTACGAGAGTTGTAAAAGAATAATAGTAGAGCTAGAAGAGAGAGTGAAGAAAATAGCTTTCGTAGAAGCAATAAATGATTTGTTCTAAACTACTTTTTTCTCTCTATCTCTATATCTATATATATACATAACTAAAACTAAAAGAATAAACAAAAAACTAACAAAATCAACTCACCATTATACAAACTCAGAAAAACTATTTTTTTGTTATACTCTTACCCCATATATATATAGATATATAGATAGAGAGAGATAGAGTATAGTAGGGCATTTAAGATTTTAGAAGTTCTTCAATGCGTCTTCTGATTGCATCTGCAACAAACTCTTGTCTGCTTATATATCCGCCCTTGCCTGACGCTATTAGTTCATCTATTTGTTTTGCTAATTCGATTGGAATCGAAACGGTCACATATTCTTTTTTGACTGATTTCCTCGGCATACGCTATCTATACTATATTAATATGATAATATTAAATGATTCACGATATATAGATAGAGTATAGATAGAGTAAAGTTTAAATACTTATATAGATAGAGTATAGATAGAGGGTTCAAAAAATGGTTTCACCCCAAACCCGAAAAGAAGAAGAGTTATTAGAAAAACAAAATTCAGTTTTTTATTTGTTAACTTTAGGAAGGAAACCGTATGGTTCATATTTGCATATAAAAATTGAACTAGACGAAGATGAAAAATTAGAGAAGGAAATCTATGCGGATAACATTAAGCTAGAGAATGAATTAAGACAACTGAAGAGGTTGTATGAAGTATATCAGAGCGTAGAGATTGACGATGCTCAGAAAGCAATACAGAAGGAAGCATTACTGACGATAGCGAAAATACTAAGTGTTTTTGACTTCTGAGGAGGCTGAGGGGCAATGAAGGCTGAGGAAACAATCGTGGAACAGATTCAGGACATAATTCAAAAACTTCGCTATTATACAGGAAGATCAAATAGACATTTCAAGATGATTAGAAACTATTATGAGGAGTGTATAATAATAGTAGACGCTGAGGAGTTTATACAAGAAAATAACACTCTAAGCATTACTGTATATTCTGAGGATCTTATATATTATACTGTTGATATCCCGCTGAATTTCATTAAACATGTATTCGTATCCGCTTCGATTGATCAGCTCAATGATCAGCTTCAGCTAAAATATAATGAGGGTCTGATTAGAGTTTCTCTTACTTTGAACGATGACTTATGTGAGAAACTGAGAAGCTCATACTGCGGTGATATTACATTCTTTAATGAGGCTGAGGGGCAATGAAGGCTAGGGTTGAATACATCAAATTACCTAGATGTTACACAAAAACTTATAGAAAAATCGAAGCGAAAAAGAACAACGACGGTACAATAGAATTAACGTTAGAGGAAACAATGCAAGTAATATCCTTTAAACTACCCCCGGCGTTAAATGCAAAACTAGAACAAATTGCGATCAAAGAAAAGAAAAGCAAGAGTGAAATTATTCGAATAGCGTTAGCGAGGTATGTAGAAAATGTTTAGATGCCCCATCTGCGGGTTCAAAACGCTGAGATTGTTCGCGCTTAAACAACATACTCGAAGGGAGCATGTGTTGGTCAAATGTCCCATATGCGGGTTCACGGGGAAGCATTTATCTCAACATTTCTATAGTAGGTATGATATTGACCATCTCATATACTGCTACCTATTCTCTTCTTTCAGATTGCCTAAGAATGTTAGGTTAGCAATAAAGAGAAAATTAGAGGTTGAGTGAATAATGTATCAATGTCTACGTTGTGGTGGTATATTTAATAAAAGAAGAGAAGTGGTTGAGCATTTGCTTGTAGGGCATAAGCACAAGGATAGACTAACACTGGACTTTTATTATATCTACTTCAGGGTGAGAGGACAATGAACCTAATTGATATCATCTTATTTTACGGCTTTCAATTCAACGATTATTGGACAACTGTCTTAGGGTTGAGAGTGGGTGCGGAAGAGAAGAATCCCATAGCGGGTCTGTTCATTTCATCACCGTATCGTTTAGCGTTGTTTAAGTTTGGCCTTATCACCATTGGTATGTTTATATTAATTTATGTTGTTAGATTCAAGACATGGACAGAGATCGTATTGACTGTAACAGACGTTGTCGAATGCCTTGTCACGCTGAATAATACCCTTACGATTAGGAGGTACAAAAGGAGGGGCGTTAGAGGATGACGGAGTCAGACGTTGACTCAGGTAGTAAAAAATACCTGAGTAACCATAAGGGGATTTTTATTCATGTCACACTGGAAGAGTTAAAGCGTTACCACCAACTTACGCCGGAACAGAAGAGGTTGATAAGGGCAATCGTCAAAACGCTTATTCATAACCCGCAACTGTTGGATGAAAGCAGTTATCTTTACAGATTGCTCGCGAGTAAAGCGATTTCACAGTTTGTCTGCCCGCTTTGTCTAATGCCCTTCAGCTCTTCCGTATCACTAAAGCAACACATCCGTTATACTGAACACACAAAGGTTTGCCCGGTGTGTAAAAAGGAGTTTACCTCAACCGATTCAGCCCTAGACCATGTTTGCAAAAAGCATAATATCTGCGTTAGTTAGGCTCTTTTTAAAGTCTACCTTCTTTTTCGCTTACAATGAGGAAGTCCCTTCTAGCCCTACTAACCCTATCCCTAGCGTTACTATCGTTTTTAATAACACCATCGATGGCATTGAATTCTGGCGGTTCACCGATACCGATATATTATAACTATTATAACTACTATAGCCTTAACGCAGAAGGGTTTGGATTCAGTTTCAATAATAGCAATAATTGGGTTGAAACGAACTTTATCTCAATAACCATAAACTTACCTAGTTCATTACCAAATAACTATCAAATCAATAATGCCTATTCTATCGTAGTAGGATTATCACCATATCCGGTTAGCAATATAAACATTTTTAATAGCCCATTAGAAGCATATGTTGAACTATTCTCAAACCCACCGAATACATATCCAAATGAAATAGGATTTGTAGTTAGTTACGGCTCAACTGTATTTTATAGTTATACCACACTGTATAGCAGTTTTGCGGGCACACAACTAACAATAACTATATCATATACCGGAAATGGGTTTGGTGTGCAATTCTCTGACAGTAACGGGTTCTCTCACTCAGTTTCGGTAAGTTCGGTAAACTTTGTACCATATGGTGCTCTAATACTCGGATCACTAATCCCGAACGGGAACTATTACTACTACCCAGTAGGTAACATGTTACCGAATGCATCGGTGAACTTCTCATATACGATCTCAAGTTTCACAATAGAAGGAAACCCGGCCACATCCGTCGATATTACCACACTTGGATTAGAAGGAAACACTGCAATATATACTTCAAGTAGCAATTGGTTCAAATGGGTATCCGGTAGTGTGGTTATCACAAATGCCGTTGCCTATACCTATACCGATTTGGCTAGAATAGGAGGAAGTGCACAAATAAACTATACTGCATCGCAGCTATATTAAGCAAAATCTTTTTTTACCTCTTTTTAAATCTGTCTTATATGAAAAAACTGTTTACAGTTGTAGGTTCTATTTTCTCTGGTTTGGGGATTTGGCTTAAGTCAATAGACCAGTCATTTTATTTAACGAAAGTATTGTATAACGGAAAAGTAATTGAAATAGTTCTAACGCCCGAGACAAATGAAGTCGTGAAATCTTCCAACGGTGTTATGAACGCAAGTGTAACTTCTCTACCTTCCACAATTCTATACCAAGCACAATCCGTGCCTTCAATAAATGGAGGAACTCTTAGTGTAATAAATACCACAGTTCAACCGCCATGGTATGCTAACTTATGGCCTGAAGTCTTAACAATAGGTATAGTGATGTTGGGAATTGCAATATTCAGCTGGATTAAACTTAAATTTAGAAGATAGCCCTTTTTAAAGCCATAAATTTTTTATCGCTTAATGAAGTGGGGACTATTATTCTTAATAATGTTTATATCCATTTTTTCCCTCAACTCTTTAGCCCTATTAATCGGCGGAGGAGGGCCCAACAATAATGGTGCGGGAGTTTACACTCAGACTATAACAGTTAACGGAGGAACCGTACGAACTACTCTTAACGGTTCAACGCTTTCTACCGCACCATGGCTCAACCCCTCTTACGTAAGCGTCTACAACACATACTACCTTCAGGTTTTGCCGAACCAAGAGTATATTGACAACAACGTTTCGTTATCCCTAAATACGGCTAACATTGCGTTAAACGTCACTTGGTTATTGGCGTCCTCAAGCAATACGGGATCCTACGGTGCAATCGCCATAGGCTACGGAGTGAACTTTCCCGCGGGGTTTGTCAATAACTACGGTCCTTCCGCACCTTACACGCCGGACGGAATCGTAATATATCTCATGAAAGGAGGCATGCCGACCTATCGTTTATTCGTATACTTCAATGGAGTTGAGCAGTTAAACGTTTCAGTCGGGTCAATCAGTGTGGGACAAAAAATAGGTTTAGGGTTCTTTTATCTACAGAACACACTTTACGTTTACTACTATAACGGTACTTTAAAGACTTGGTCATTAACGCCCGGTACGCTGATTACTATAAATAGTAATTACGTTATAGACGCACAGAATATAGGGCCGGGCTACGGCTACGGTCAATGGGTAATAGTTAATTATCAATATGCGATGCCGGTTACTGCACAACTGACGGTTAGTTATTTCGCATTAGGGTACAATGTATATCATTTCTTAATGGCTTATGCGGGTGCTGGAAACCCGGTAAACATAACTGCGAATAACGGGGCTTCTTACAGTATAACGGGTATAGTTGCAGAGAAGAACTTTACGATAACGGGAATTCAGCAAGGCCTAGCCTATGCTTTCAGCTTGTTAGGGAAACCGAATGGCTTATACTTATTATATATGGGGCCAATTGAGGGCAGCCCACCAACGTGGTATGTAAACGTAACCGTAGGGCTTCAGATCGTTACACCCCAGAAAACGATAAACTACAACTTAACAATACCAGTAATCGTTGAGGGCTATGCGTTATACCCTTCTGTTAACGTACCTTCCGGAACTTACCTAAGCGGACAGACTATTAGCTTTACCCTCTCATCGTTCTTGGGATACCCTTCAGGCTTAGGCTATTACACCGCAGTAAATCTAATCGCAAACGTAACAATAAACGGTGTGAGTCATGCTATCCCCTATAGTTTCACCCCGATAGTGCAAACCCCGATAACTTATTACTACACTGTTATAGTGGATGAAGGACAATTTGCATTAATAGATTATCAAGGGAGTTTCACAGTCCTACCCGCACAGAGTCAGCCCGTGATATTCATTACTTCTTATCCTAGAATTGGGCTATTAGGACAAACGATAACTGTGACTTTCCAGTTCACTTATAATAGTCCCGTAGCGAATGTAACTCAATCAGCGTTTACGCAATCATCTAATATTCTCGCTTTTGCCTATGCGAAAATGGTAACAACAAACGCTATAGTTCAGTTCAAGGCGTATTGGCTAAGTGCTAATGACGGGTTGGTGATTATAACTCAAACGAATAACTATCTAATTCCGTTTAATAGCAGTATAACGGGCTTAAACTTCGCAAACAATAGTGTTAATACGTTAACGTTTCAGATTGTAACGGGTAACTATGTACAAATAACTAGCTCAGCGGGAGGCGTGCTTACCCTAAGCAATACTAGTCCGATTATAGGAATAGGGTTCTATTACGGTTCCGGTGTCCTACACCTGAACTGGTTCTTCGTTAGCGGTATCATTTTGCAGTCTGCAACGGCAAATCAGGCTTACGTTATTTTGACGGGGACTAACCCAAATACGCTTTCACAGTATACGACGGGCTATACTAACGCTTCGGGGTTCGGTACTGTAACGCTGAAGTTGAGTTACACTCCTTACGAACTTGTGGATGTAGACTGGTACGGCGTTACATACGCTTTGTTAAACATTAGCGTTTCAAACACTACTACAGTAAGCAGTACTACGACCGTGAACACAACAACGCTTAACTATAACTACACTAAGCCTTTCAGCAATAACATAGCACCTAACAGTCAGCTTTATGACTTCTCAGCGTATCAGCCGTGGGCGGAAATTATCGGGATTGTGGTCGTGGTCGTCATAGCTCTGCTGGGCTGGAAGTTCGGCGGGTCTGCGGGAGCTTCGGGTGGTGCGGTTATGGGGTTAATCGCAGTCAGCTACTTAGGTTTACTGCCTTGGTACCTATTCTACATCTTCGTATTCGGTATCGCTCTATTACTTGCTAAAGTATTTGTAGACCGTTTCATGGGGAGGGAGGAATGACGGACGCAATCAGTTTAGCCTTGCAAACGGGCTTAGGGCCGGTGGTAGGGGTAATTATCATACTGGCAATGATGGGGCTAACGTATAAGATAGCGGGAAAGATCCCGGCAATCATAACGGGAATAGCCTCGGCTTTCGTCCTAATGTTTATGGATTTTTTACCGTTATTTTGGGGTATCGCAATAATCTTCGGGTTAATCGCGGGTATGGTGGTGACAAGGGATGGGGACTAAGTTAGTCGTTTACGTCTTATTGTTTGACGTCTTCCTATCGTTAGTGGTAGGTGCCTACTCGGGTATAGCACCGCCAAGTATTCCACCGGTACCTACATATGCTTCAGCCCAACTCACGGCAAGTCTAATCACATGGACAGTGGGATGGCCTCCTATTACATTATGGCCTCAGATAACGCTTATTCCGCCGTTTTCGATTTTGGGTGCAAACTTCCCCGGCTTAACCATTCCTAGCTTAACGATACCCGGTGTAACGCTCTTCTCAATAAGCTTCAGCTGGTTAGCCCCAATTATTTATATTGCAAATTGGATCATTTGGGTCTTTCAGACTGTTGCTAGTGTGCTATCTTATTTACTTAATATCTTTACGGGTTCGGTAGGTCTATTGAGTAGTGTACCCGTCTTAGGGCCATTTTTGACCGCCTTCGTGTTGATAGTTAACTTCGTGTTAGTGTGGGAATTAATCAAGTTAATTAGGGGGTCGGAATGACGGAGTATAACGCAAACAGTATAAGGGCTAAGATACTGAGGCGTAAAATCCTTCAACTGATTGCGGAAAACTACGTTTTGTCAGCGTCGTTAATCTCTCACACACTCTTACTCTCATACGCCACAGTGCTTAGGCACTTGCGTATCCTTAACGATGAGGGCTATATCGAATTGTATAAGCAAGGTAGGACGCTATACGCAAAAATCCGCGATAATGCGAAACAAATTCAGATTCTGAATTCAGAACTGGAGGGGTTTAAAAACGTAAGCGGGAAGCCGATATTGACCAAGGATGAGACTCCTAAGGAGTTTGGCAAGAAAGATAGCCTCACTCAAAGAGGCTAAGGTTGCACTAAAAGTAGCAAGCGACCCCAGAAAGTACTTCAACGAAGAACAGATGACTGAGGCTTACAGGATATTCTGGCAGACATGGGACGGGGACATAATTAGAAGTGCTAGAAGGTTCGTGGAAGTAGCAAAGGCAAACCCCAAGCTCACAAAAGGTGAAGCAACCAACATAGGCGTATTGTTGGGCTTATTCATCTTCATACTAATAGGTATAGTACTATTGCCCGTAATCGTTAGCCAAGTCAACAACCTCACAAGCGGTACTTCACCCCAAGTAACCGGTACTAACGCCACACTCCTGAACTTAGTGCCGTTATTCTATATCCTAGTCCTCATAATAGTCCCCGCAGTCGTGGCGTATAAGATATACAAAGACTGAGGTGTGAGGGATGGAAATCAGTTTAAAGCCAATCATTTTTTTGGTCGTTTTTATCATCGTAGGGATAGCACTATTCGGCCCTATAAACAGTGTTGTAAATAACGTTACCACATCGGGAACCTACACTACTATAGTTTCCGGTACTGTTACTACGTCTTCATTTGTGTCAAATCCGCAATACGTAGGTAGCAATAACGCTACTATCGTAGCCTTAGTGCCGTTATTCTATATCCTAGTCCTCATAATAGTCCCCGCAGTCGTGGCGTATAAGTTGTATAAGGAGGAGTGATATGAAGTGGGTGCAAAAGGCGATAAAGAGACCCGGGAGGGTACATCGCTACCTTATGAGGCTCTACGGCAAACGGGCGTTTACAAAAGACGGTGACATAAAGGCAAGTTATCTCGATAAGGCGATAAAGCACGTTAAAAAAGCTAAGATCCCGAAAGAGAAGAAACGTAGTTTACTGTCAGCCCTACTGTTAGCGAAAAGGCTTAAGCGGATGCACCGCAAGTAGGCCCTTTATAAAGTCATATTCTTTTTCTTTCCCTGATGAGTGCGTTAGGGGATGTAATCTACATCTTGGGTTTTCTCTTTCCGGCTTTAGGGCTAATCAGCCGAAACTATCTTGTTAACTTAATGGCATTCATAATAGGAACAGTCGCCTTTTTGGTCTTCGTCCAAGGCTATACCGATATAGCGTTCAGCAGTTCGACGTTTTACTTAGGAGTACTGCCTCTACTACTTGGTCTCGTCAACTTAGGCTATTTCTTCAATTGGTTGAGGGAGGAAAGGATATGAGGTGGGGTAGAAGAGATGATAGGGATACCGGCAAAATACTTCGAAATAGGAGTCGTAATAGATTCAACATTTATCATTATGTCTCTACTGTTAAGAAAGTCAAAGAGACAGAGAGAGAACTCCTTCGACTTACGCAAACATGGAAGGCTATTAGGCTTATATCTTATAATAGCGTCGGCATCAGCATTAATCGTCTCACATCTCGCCTTATACACAAACTACATGAACTACTTAACGGGCTTATCTCTTAATGCGTTTCTGTTTTATCTTGGGTTGAGGTGTTTGCATGTCTGATGGGAAACTCCTTTCTGCTTTCGAGGAGGAATTAAGAAAAGCCCAAAGCCTAGAGGAATTAAAGCAAAAGTATGAGGAAGCCCAAAAACAAATAGCTGACGGCAAAGTACTAAAGAGGCTATACAAGGTTTATGAGAAAAGGCAAACAGAATTAATGCTTCAGCAATATAGGCAGATAAAGGCTGAACTGGAAAAGAGGAAAAAGGTAAAGAAAAAGGATAAAGCCGACATAAGGGTTAGAGTAGTAAAGAAGTGGATAAATTCACGCTTATTCAGTGCTGAGCATTACGTCGCATTACTGCAAGAAAATCAAGACGGCTTATCGATACTATTTCTAAGAAGAGCAAAACTTATAGAAAATCAAGGCTATCTAATGCTAGAAGTGAAGAAGTTAAGGAAGGCATGGGTTTTAACGGCTGAACCTATACTCCTTGAAAGGTTAAAATTCCCATTCGGCAAAAAGTTTGTAGCCGTGCATTTCGTTTTACCCAATTATCCTTACACACTTCAGCTTAAACCGGATGAAAAACTGAAAGAGTTAGCAGTTAAGGCGATAAACGGGCCTCAAATAATGAGCGCAATGATACGTACAAAGTTCTTCGAAGCGTTAGCTAGGGTAGGAAGCGGGCCTGATCTGATGATGCTCATAATCGGCGTTGTCATGGGGATTGGCATAGGCGTAGCGATAGGTTTCGGTATAGCTAACGCAAACTTAACGCATTTGCTATCTCAACACGTTACGAACACTACAGTGACACATACTACGACCACAACGACTTCACCCTCATTCACGATTCCCTCAAACTCCTCAAAAGGGGTGAGCTAAAATGGTCTCAGTAACAGAAATAATAACATATGGACGAGAAGCAATAGAAAGAATAATATGCAAATATTTTAAAGATTCGAAAATAGAAAAGATATTATTCTTGCCGAGTGAGGAAGACGTAAAGGCAAAATATATCATTGGACGGGTAGGGTTTATAAGGATTAGTAATACGTGGTCTGGAATTGTCGTAGTTGACGGGGTACAAATACCTTTCGTTGCTGAAGTCCACCTTAATGGCAAGATTGATATTTACCTTTATCCTCAAAAGGACTTCTACTTAGCACATTTGGTGGGTGAGCTGAATGGCTAAAAAGAACGGCTTAACAGAACTAGAGCAATTAAAGAAAGAGAACGAAGAGTTGAGAAAGAAGTTAGAAGAGTTAGAGGCGTTGATCAATAACGATAGCGATGACGACGAAGAGTTGCAGGAAATCGAAAACCCGTACACCGTTACAAACCGTGCAATAGATGAATTAGTAAGCCCAAAGGACACAATGTTCTATTTGTCGGGAAACCAGATATCGTTAATCTTAAGTGCTTTTGAA